TAGGAGAGCGAGTGGTAAGGAGTGCGTAACCACCAATACCACGCCGTAGTAGCCGATGACGGTTTACTTGAGGACGGAGTGTTGTTATATCCCTGAGTAGACATCGTACAAACTCTGCTACCGCCATTACTGAAATACGCCCAAACCTTACCCTCAGCGGTACTATTTTCGTTTGCAAGACCTACCTCAGTAGTAGAGGGTAGAAAAATCTTACGAGAGATGTCCTCATAAGAGCCACCGTCTACAGAGGGTTTCACCACTCTGATTGTAGTAGTCTGAATAGCGTTCTTTTCCTCTGTGCTAAACGCATTGAGAAATCCGGGGCGAGCCGCATACTGTGTACCATATCCACCGCAATAATCGGAAGTATTAGGGGATTGGTCTGTACTATGTGCGGCAACATACCAAGAGTTTGCCGCCGAGTCTTTGTTGAGCCATTGGTCGATATTCGATACACTATATCGGTTATTACCGTAGGACTTTCGGTTGGAGTCACTACTATTAGGCTCTTTTGCATCGAAGCACCTCAGGTCAAGGATTTTCTCAGCCAAGAGTGTAATAGAATTTGTAGGATAAGCAGGGGTACAACTATGTGCTTTCGCCGCAATTATCCACACCAAATCCTGAGCAGTTTCGCCATTGACGGAGTATTTACCGAACTTTACTTTTGCACCAACGGCGAGGTTAGATAGACTCTGTGCCATTTTGTGTTTCCTCCTTTTTATTAAATAATGAATGATACAACCTATCCATATCACTCATTAGATGGTAGCAATCGCCGTGTTTGGCGTGACCTCTCCAAGATTGATATGATTGGTTGATGGTTTCCATCGAGATATTACCCTCATCAAGTAATTTTCGGAATTTTCTCAGTTTCTTTACCATTTTCGTCTTACTACGATGCCGTAATTTTCTTACGACTTTACCGCTTTCCGTCAGATAAAAATGAAATCCGAGAAAATCAAGTCCGTTCTTGAGAGGAAATATCTGAGTTTTCTGATTAAGTACCATATCTTTCGGTTTCAAGAAACTCTGAATATCCCTCAAGCATTGTTTCAAATACTCTTTGTCGTGATGGATAAGATAAAAGTCATCCTGATACCGTCCATAATACTTAATCTGTAGTTTTTCCTTTATAAAGTGGTCTAAAGGGCTTAAAGCCAACACCGCAAGTAACTGACTACTTTGATTTCCGATTGGAATACCGGGGTCATCGGTGGAGTCAATTATCATACAGATTAACCACCATAAATCATCCTCAGGTATCAATGGTCTTAATACCTGCTTTAGATAATCGTGAGGGATGCTATAAAAATACTTGCGTATATCACATTTCAGCACCCAACCCTTTGTGCCATACCGTCTGTAAAAACTATGCATTGCGTTTTCAAGCCTATCCAACGCAAAGTGTGTACCTTTACCACGCTGAGATGCCGCATTATCCAAGATTAAATGCTTGATTGTCAACGGCTCTAAAGCGTTATCACACAAACTATGTTGAACAACTTTATCACGAAACGCATTTGTCATTACATCTCGTTCTTTCGGCTCATAGACCTTGAAAGTGTAATATTCTCCGGGCTTATAGGTCTTTGATTTCAACTCATCTTGTAAACGGATGAGGTTTTCCACCAAATTGACCTCGAATTTTGCCACGGCGTGTTTCCACCTTTTACCTCTACGAGCCAATAGAAACGCTTTATAAAGGTTGTCGAAATCATATATTCGCTCGTAATACATTTATAAAATCTCCTTGCCGTATATAGTCTTACCGTTAGTTATCCAAAGGCTCAACATCGACAATCGTGTGTTTACCTCTTTCGAGGATGGATATATTCTCCTTTGATAGATGGTTTTCCGTTTTCGCCATAAGGTTACTCAGTCACAAGTTCCATCAGAGCAGGGCGAACGCCATTGTTACCGTTGTACGCATTGTTGTTATTCAGAGTACCGTCAGTATTGACATTGCGAGCATTGTTGGAGTTCGAGTAGTTAGGAGTGCAAAGACCTACAGAATATACCCAATGATAAGAGCCTTATCGACTCAAATCTTTCCTATGCCAAGCCGCAGTCATATTTCTTACATCAATTACCATTTTCGACCAATAAATGCAGGTATCACTGCTTATGTATTTGTCATCAAAGGAAATCTCTATAAGGAATAACAACTGTTTACAAGCGGTTAAGGCTTCCTGTTGATAGAGTAAACGGAGATGTTTCTGTTCCTCAACGGTCAGTAACATATCATTCGCCGCTATGAGTTTCATTACGATTGTCATAGAGCATTGATAGATGTCTGCTACCAACTGAAAACGCTCTCGCTTAGGATAATGTTTTTCGTTTCTCAGGAGATTTCTACTATGCTTACAGAGGTCTTTCGCCTTTGTAATTACATTCATCTCCGATGGGGATTGTCTATCGTTTTGTGTTACCATCTTAACATTCAATACGGCTCAGAGAGGTGTTCCACACACCTGTTACAGTGAGTCCGTCAAGGGTATCAAAGGTGAGATTAAAAGGATTTGCCGTAATGTCGTTAAAAACTCTGTTCATAAGCCATACGACTCTATCCTCAATCAACTGTAAGAGAGCCTTGTTAATATCCGTACCCGGCTCAGTAATGCTTTCAGGAGCAGGAGTCAGCATAATGCGACCATCCTCTAATTCCTCCATAAAAAAGCAATCATCACCGATGGCAACACGGTCTTTAATTTCTCTCGCTATATAAGCCATACCGTTTACCTCCTTATTGGTAGAAATGTTGTTTGTCCTGATTTGAATGTACCTGATTTTCTGAACGAGCCTACCATACAATCGAGCAGTTCTTTAATCAGGCTCAGGTTTCGTTCAACGGCATTAACCTCGTTATACCCAAGTAAATGCTCAGGTACATCAGGGGCTATATCCTGTTGATAATAAGCCGTAATCAATGCTCTCACATTGTAAAGAATACGACTAATATCTTGTTCATTAGGCATACCTGCCGCAGTCCACGATTTCACGGAGGTGTCAGGGGGGTAATGTAATCTCGACAATTCGTTAGCAAGATACGCCACATTGCCCTCGATACGGTTGATGTCAGAAACATTCAAGCACCCCTTTAGGTCATACACCACAAGCGGATTGCCTGTAATATCACCGAGTACCCATTCTGCAATTTTTTGTAATGCAAACTCGACATCCTCTTGTGTTCTGTCGAATACCGGGTCAATCCAAACTGCCATTTATATCACCCTCCCCTCTCCTGAGCCGTGAAACGCTCCGTTGTAATCATATTCGACCTCTGTCATACGCACATTGTTGGTATTGTACTCATTTGTATTAGTAACAATATCAAGTGCATCAAGACGAGGGTCAGCCCTCCAAGACGATGTAAGGGTCATACGATTTTTCAGATAACTCTCCATCCACGCACCGAGTGTCACGGCTCTGTTTCTGTCCGTAACCAACGGATTGTCAACCGTTAGTGTTTCGCCGGTCAGACCACTTGCCGTTACAACATCGGTTTTAGAGGATTTTAGGATAACACCCTCAATCAATACCGTTACGCTACCACTTGCCGTAATCGTGAGTTTACAAGCATTGGTATAGTACACCGCCGAAACAAGCGTACCGCCTGATACTGTCGCACTCGCAGAATATGCCATATCGGAGTAGGCAATCCACAATTCCGTAGTTCCGCTAAGTGACAATACACCCTTATACAATTCCGTGGTTTCTCCATCCTCAAAATACTGATAAGCCGAAACATTGACCTGCTTCAAAGGCTTAGACAAAGTAATATCGGATTTTGAAAAACTGTTTTGGAGCGTAATTGCGTAATCGGTTACGGTATTGTTAATCGGCTCGATGTGAAGCGTACCACCTCTATCTTGATACAACACACAACCTGCGGCGTTTGCAATTAACTGTAAATTATTTGCAAGAGTATCAACAGGGAGAGGTGCGGTAGTGTAGATGTTTTTCAACGAATTATCGAGTACCCATTTAACCGTTCCATCATTATTTAGAGGTAAATCGGCTTCCTCCAATAACTGTAGAGCGAGGGAGTAGAGTGTTACACCGCTTGCATTATACAAGCCCTTGTAGAATGTGGCTGACATAAACTCAAGCAGGTCACGAGCCGTAAAATCGGCTTGCATACCATTCTGAGCCGCATCCCATTCCGAAAGATAAAATGTACCGCCCTTTATCCACTCGATACTACCGTCATCGAATTTGTAGCCATAACGAGTTTTGATTTCCTGCCGTTCCATCAGATACTTAGACATACCGCCTGTATTATGGGGATTGTACGCATTATCCGTATTGTCGATGGAAAACGATACCTCAGCCTTAGGTAGAGATGTGGAAATGGGGTCAACGGTCTGAGTATGACTATATCCAAACAATTCTGTTTTGGAATAGATTTTATTCATACCGACAAAGATTTCCTCAATTCTCGCTCTGCGGCAAGGTAAGCACCATCTAAGGACTTTGATTGTAATTCGGTCATAGTCTACAATATCGACCTCGACTACGGATTTTACGGATTTGTTTCCAAGTACCTCTTTTTCTGCTACAACGGTATCGCCGTTATAGGCAGTTACGACAAAATCCTCAGCAAACTCGTTATAAGCCGTACCCCAAGTAACAGTAATCGCAGGGATGATGTTATGATGCACCTCCGTGAAATGTACTGTTACAAGGGGGGCTTTATCATTGAAACCGCAGTTATCACCGCTAAGAACATCACCGATGAAACCGCAGTCACCGAAATTAGAGAGAGGAATGGCTTTTCTGCTACCATCCAACACCCATAAATTTTGTTCGAGAGTGAAATAAGGGATAATAGACTTATCGACCTCACTCACGATTTGAGGGGTATCGGAGATGTAGACCGCACCATTGTCAGCAGACGAAGCATCCGCAAGAGCATCAGGGTCAGCAATATCCAAAGACACTTCTACAAAACTCTCATTTACGAGTGTTCTGCTTTGATTGTCTTTCCACGCTTGCGAAACATTCTGCATAATCTACACCTCCTTTACACCTCTACGAGTGACAATGCACAATCCGTCCAACCGAGAATATCTCCGTTCTCAGGGTCACGCCGCCACATTCCTGATTTTCTATCGCTTACATACATTTCTTTGGTTACCCAACCACCAACACTTTGGTCGAAAAAACTGACAAGGTTGATGAATTTACCACCTGAACTCTGTCTAAAGCACTTCTGTACTCTCGCCCATTGTTCTACGGTGAGGTATTTCCAAGAGATTTCGACTTTCGCCACATCATCTCTCAGAACTGCCCCAATCATTACGCCCTGTGCGTTTCTTGCCGAGTCTACCAAAGTAGAGGTGTTGCCGCTATATGCAGACGGCTCAGGGAAATCGTAGTTTCCTACGGACACCAACGCTCTAAATACCATTAGACAACACCTCCTGTAATAAGCACTCTACCTCTTTCACGCTGATACTTCTCAACGCTCTTAGTGAGGTTTTTACCATCGAGATACACACCGCTTTCCTTTTCGAGCAATGCTCTGAGTAAGGAGTTCTGCTCTTTCAGGAGAGCCGTCTGTTCACCGTTGGCTTCTGCGACACCACTTGCAATACCTGCTACAATTTGGTCGTTGTTTGCAACGGCAGTTCGTCTACCGATTGTACCGACCATTTCCGCACCGGCTTCTCGTGCAATGAACATCTGCCCGGTGTCAGGGAAACCACCCTCAGCAAGACGAGGGATGGAAATTGTAGAGAGCGTTCTGAGATTAAAACCGAAAGTCTTACCGCCAAGACCCGGCACCCAATCAGGAATATCAAAACTGAGGTTATTCAACGCTCTAATCATAGTGTTGATACCATTGATGACACCGTTTGCCATTTTTTCAACACCGCCGATTATCGAATTGATAACGCCCTTGATAGACCCCCAAAGGCTATCCCAAATACCCTTGATTGTGTTTTTCATAGAAGTAAACACATTAGTCGCATTGGTTTTAATGTTGTTAAATGCGGTTGAAAGCGAGGATTTAATATTCGTCCAAGTGGTAGAGGTATTAGTGCTAATATTACTCCACGCAGTGCTAATCGTAGTTTTCATATTATTCCAAGTGGTACTTGCATTGGATTTTAGATTATTCCAATTAGTAGTCAGCGTAGACTTCACATTAGACCATACCGTACTCGTATTGGTTTTGATATTGCTCCAAGCCGTGCTGATGGTGGATTTCATATTATTCCAAGTGGTACTTGCCGAGGTTTTTAAGCCGTCCCAAGTGCTTGAGAGAGTAGTCTTGATATTCGTCCACACCGTAGAGGTTGTCGATTTAATGTTCTCCCAAGCATTGTAGAAAAATGTCTTGAGGTTATTAAACGCATCCGTAAAGAATGTGGTAATACTCGTCCAAGCATTTTTGATACCCTCCCAAAGACCTGCAATGAGGTCAAGACCAATATCGCAAAATACTGTAGACGGAGAATGAATACCGAGAGCATCCTTAAAGCCCTGAATGAAACCGCCAACGAAATCCTTGATGGCTTGCCAAACTGTCTGTAAGCCCTCCCAAATACCATCGACAATGGATTTACCCATATCAACGAGCCAATTCCAACCTGTCTGAATAGCGTTCCAAAGCATTTCAGGGAGTCCCTTAACGAAATCCACAACGGTGCGGAACGCCTGAGGTAGAGTGACTGTAAAGAAATTAGGTAAGGTAACGGTGAAAAATGTAGTAAACGCCGTCTTAATGGTGTTCCACATATTTTCCAACCAAGTGGGAATGGTTACCGTCACGAAGTCAATCGCACTCTTAACGGCGTTACCAAACCATTGACCGATGTTATATCCGAGTCCTGCCCAATCGTAATCTCTGATAGGTTGCCACATTTTGTCAAACCATTCAGAAATCTTGCCGGGCAGAGAGCCAAAGAACTCACCGAGTGCCGCAGGAATGTTTTTGAGCCAAGACACAAAATCATTCCACAAGCCGGGTACTGTAACGGTAAAGAAATTACTCAGGAAAGCAGTGATTTCATCCCAATACTGAATGACAAGAATGATACCATCAATTACAAGACCGACTGCCAAGCCAATCAATGTACCAATACCGGGAGTGATAGCCGTACCTGCCGCCGCACAAATTGCACCGATACCTGCACCTGCCGCCGCACCACCTGCCGGAACAAGCAGACCACTCAGCCAATCAATACCGTTTTTACAAGCATCCCAAATACCAACGAACATTGCAGGAATACCGAGGATAATACCACCAATACCTGCTCCTATCGCCGCACCGACTGCACCTGCACTAAGACCGCCGAGATTTGTACCTGCCGTAGCAATAGCACCTGCGATAGCACTATCAGCAAACGCCGTTGAAATCCAAGCGGCGATACCTTTACCGAGTAGAGCCAAGCCACCTGTGCCGGTTAAACCACCCAAGATAATCTCTGCGAAATTAAAGCCTGTGAGTTCGGTTTTGATAGCATCTATAACGCCTGTAAATTCGATAGTGAAACCTGTGATAGCAAGTGTCGCACCTAAGACAATCGTCATAGGAATGGTGAGTCCTGCCGTTCTCAGTTTTTCTAAGTACAACAGACCGTCAAGCAATCCCTTAGACAATTTCCACAGAGCAATACCTGCTCCAATTTCACCTACGAGGATGAGGATTTTGCCAAGACGAGTATTGAAAAAGTCAGCCCAACTATTGATTTCTCCTGTAAGACCGAGCCATTCCATCATCTCGTCTACGATTTGTGCGACACGACTTTCGGTGAGGTCACCGAGGAAGTCATACTCAGGTAGTTCAAAATCAAATCCTGTTCCACCTAAGCCGTCAGCACCACCGCCACCGCCGCCTGAATTGGGGTCAATGACATTCAGTTCATCAAATCCCATCGTATACTTTTGCAGTTTCTTAGCAGACTCAGCCGCATCATCGAGAGCAGTAGAAGCATCCTCTGCACCACCTGCTACGGAACTGATACCTGAGTAATCGACCTCAGGCATTTCAAAACCGAACAGACTTGCAATAGCACTTGCGACATAGCGAATTACCTTTGCTACGGCAATCGCATACGGCAAAATTGCATTAAGGGCAGGAATGAAAATACTACCGATAGCACGAGCCGCCTGATTAAACTGTGCGGAAAGAATACGCAACTGATTGGCAGGGGCATTAAGAGTACGAGCCATATCGCCTT